TAGCGGCGTATCGTGGTCGCAAAAAGAACAGGATGTTGAGGAAGTCGTTCTCAACCTTGAGCGCACGGAGAAGGACTTCACTTATGCGCTCGCTCGCGTGTTCAAGAACAACGGCGGAAGCAACCAACCACCACGACCCGAATCACCACCTCCCGCACCCTCTCCCCAACCCATCACGCCCGGAGGCGGCTACGGTGATGTTGCTAAACCAAACCCCGTATTCCCTCGCCAATCAATCGGCGGAGGCACTTCTCAAGACTTCGCAAGCAAAATCCCCACGAATGCGCTAACCAATGGCTTCACACGCACGCTGAAAGGCCGTGGTTCGTTCTCAAGCGACACCCTGCTATCCACGGGCGACTTCGGGATTCTCGGCGCAAAGAAGCCAGCCATCGCGATTTCAGCCGACCGGGACATTGACGGCATCGAGAGCAGTCCAGCGCCCGTTGAGGGTTCAGCGATTATGACCTCGGACGGATTCGTTCTCGCAGGCATCAACGACCCCGAAGTGGGCGCACAAGGCGAAACGCACAAACATTCAACGAATGTGCGTGTGCCGAATGATGTTTCAACGGGTTTCATCAATGTGGATGCTATCATCACCCTTGAGTCAATCACGGGAGGCGGTTCAGCCGTCATCACGACGACCGTATCGTGCAAGGAAACGGGCGCAAGTGTTGCGCAGACGACGACCATCGCTCAAGGCGCAGACCGTTCAAATATCACCATCCTGAACAACCGCTTCCTCGACGGCGCAGGCACACCGGGGAACACAATCAACATTGAAGTCAGTCGCAAACCAGCGCAAGGCTCGGACACCGCAGGCTATCAATCCTTGACCGTCCACACGGTTTCACTGCGTCTGCGCAGAAACAGTGTTGCGGGGCAGGCTCAGTCCTTGAACCTCTCGCCCTTTTGAGAATAAAGGTGAGCGAGCCACACAGGGGAAGGAGGAATGCCGAAACCAAGAAGGACAGGAGGGCGTGCGACTCGCTCATTTAGGCCTTACACCTGTTGTCTTATTAAACCCACCGCTTAGACAACGCCTTGATTCGCCGTGCCGTGATTCTTCCGATGCCCTTAATTTTCATCAAGTCCTTCTGCTTCACTTTGGTCTTGAGCAATTCCCCAAGCGAGCCGTATTTTTCAAGCAGGGCGACGGCAATATCCTCGGTGATTCCCTGCACACCCATGAGCGCACGCAGTCTTGGGTCGGACGGTGGCTCTTTCTGCTTCGCAACGGGATTCAGGTTTTTGCGCATTTCACTGTTCATGTTGAGGATGGCGAGCCATTCGATGAAGTCGTCCATATCAACAAACTCAATCATGCGCACTTTTGGGAATTGTGAATAGAGCGTCATTTTGAACGACTTGATGATGCGCTTTTGGCGCAGGATTTCATTCGCCGTTTCCTGTCGAGTCGGTTTGCGCCCCTTGAAGAACGGCTTTAACTGCGTGTTATAGACGGCGAGAATCGGGTATTCAAACATCTCGCACAATTCCTGCAATTGGTGCTTGACCGTGCGCCCGTTGCGCCCAATGCCGAGGATTGAGCGATACAGGTCGTTAATCTCCTTCGCCTCGATTCCGTATTCACCGATGATGTAGTCGCCCACGCTCAAACGCTTGACGATGCACTGCCCTTTGTTGTCGTGCTTCCGGTCGCCAACCTTTGCGTAAAGACGATGGAGAAGCCTCTCGTTCTCCCTGTCGTCGGCATATATCATCATGCCTTTGTGCGCAGGCACGCCTTATAATGAATTGCGCTCAGTGAAGCGGGGAAACCGCTAAAGGATGGCGCAAAGCCCAATGAAGGGTTTTGATGACTCCACGCAAAGCATTGTAATTGCGAATGGCTTCGACCATTTCACTGTTGTCTTTGTATGCCTTATCCGTCAAGACTTGAAGCCACGAATCGCGCAACGCCGATGCTTCTTTCAGCATATCCCTCAATTCATCCTCACTGCGCACAGAACCAACACCCTTCTCCGTTGCATAGATTGTGTTTGCGATACCAAAATGGCGACGGCGCATGAGCGTATTTGCGCACTGCGCCGTGAACATATTTGCGTGTGATGCCTTCGTTGTAGTCAGTCCACCCCAATGTTTCTATGAATGAGCAGATGCCGTTTGTTATTTCATCGTTTTCCTCATCCGTTAAGTCCTTCGGGTGTGCATAGAACGCCAATTGTCTGCGCATCTCCTGAACGAGCGCAACCCGAACATGGTGCGGAGGATTGCTCACCTGAATTGCTCGCTCAAGACAATTCGGAAGTGCGCATTCTCCGCCGAGGAATCCAACAGAGACAGTGGACTCCCGTTGCGTCGTGTGGCGCTTGGGTGGCGGATTGTCATGCACCCATTTCACCAAATCAAAGCATTCGCTTTCCGCAAAGCGACCAAAGAAGGGGTCTATGTTGTCGGAAACAGGAAGTGGTTTGTCGGGAATCGGGAAATTGAAGGGGTCTTGCGCAAAATCGTGCGCAGGAATCGAAACCGCCCACCGCTTGCGCTTGACATTGAATGTTCCCGATATGCGGGTCATTTTTTCGGGATAGCCCACACCGTCAAGGCTGGCGAGGCCATCGGCCATTCTGCGCTGATAGCGGTCAAGGTGTTGCGACCAATCTCGGCCACGCACAGGGCGCTTGAAGTGCTGGTGGACATGAAACCCTCTCCCGGTGGCGACGAGGCGCACATCACCCTCAAGACGCTGAATCAAGGCCGCTACATCATGCTTGACTTCATCCATCGTGTAGTCGTCGTTCATGTCAAAGTCCCACCATGCCCTGTCCATGACGACCGAATCATAGTCCCGCTCGACATCAAAGGAATAGAGCGAGGTGTAAAGGCATGAGCGACCGTTGAGCCTGCGCACATACGCATCAAAGTCCTCACGCGAGCGGCAAATCGCACGCTTGAGGCCGACCTGTCGGGGGAATCGTATCATCAGACCAACCCAAAGGGTATGTGCTTATCAACCTATCGTCAAAGCCAAACATAGCCGCCGTGATGAATACCTTCAATGATTGCCTTCATCACAGGAGGGCAGACAACATTCCCCGAACCACTGCTTGCGTCGGTCTTGGTGATGTCTTCGGGAATCGAGAACGATGGTGGGAAGCCCTGAAAGCGCAATTTCTCAGGGATAGTCATGCTTCGCACCTTGATGAAAGCCGTCCCGTCCTCATTCATCACGCGGATATTTGAGAGCATACGGGTCAAAGTGCGCATAACCTCCCCCTTCGGTGTGTCGGCAAATTGACTTCTCGGACTGATGCTTTCCCCGTGCGCACACGCATTAAGGACTGCGCCTTCGGGAATCGTCGGGTCATTTATCACTTCGTCCCACGGGAGAGCGCCGCCCGTTTTCTGCGCAGTCCATCCCTCGCCAGCAAAATACCTCCTGCGCTTCGTGTGTGCGCCAAAGTCGCTTGCGTCAAGGATTTTATACGGGACACCCGGCAGATATTTGCGTGCGGGGAGAACATTCTCCATCGTCCAAGAGTCGCATAGGTTCATAGTCTTGAGTTCATCAATCATGCGCAAAAACGCCTCCATAGCACCGACCCCATCGGTGTAATTCTTCTTGCCGAGGTTGCTCAGTGCTTGACATGGCGGCGATGCGTGAATGTGGATGTGAACCTCAGTGCGCCCACCCCACTTCTTGACCGCCTCTTTGATTGCCTCGACAACGATGCGCATATCCTCGTCAAAGTCCTCACCGAGCCTTCGGTTGATGAACGGAACATCGGGAAAATTGTGTTTGTGGACTCGCTCGGCCACTTCCCAACAGTCTATGCTCAGGATGACTTCTGCGCCAGCGTCAAGCATACCTTGCGTGCTTCCGCCAATACCGCAATACAAATCAACGCCGATAACCTTCTTCGTCATGCTTTCGCATAAACAGTTAGTCCTTAATAACCTGCCGATGGCCGCAGATTTTGCAGATGGCGAGCCTTTGACTCTCCGTTTCGGAATCTCCCGTGATGAGCATAACAGGCTTCGCTTCTTCGTCGCCAACGACCATTTCACCATCACATTCTGCGCAGATAATCACCATTCATCACCAACCCCTGTCAATTCGGCTTCGCACTGCGCAGAAAACTCGCACCACTGAGGGCAAAAATAATCCGACCACTTCATCGGATTCTCATGCGCCTTCAGACCCTCAACGGCCTTATCGAGCGCCTTGAGGAAGGCGTTATGACTGCGCTGACTGACCTTCTCAACGATGAGAACGCCCTTCTCTTCACCGAGCATCACCTGTCGCTTGGAGTCGTTGAGCATATCCATCACGAAGTCCATGTTGTCTGCGTCGGGCGCAAGGTATGCGAAGTGCGTGATTGGTCGGGTTTCACCCATCAGGCGCAGAACATGGGAATAGAAGCACAATTCCCTGCGTGTGCGGGACAATTTGCCTTTGTTCATGTTGCCCGTTTTCAATTCATAGATGCAAAGACCGCCATCGGGATGCACCAGCACGCCGTCAATTTTCCCGACGAGAACAACCTCCCGCTCGGCATCCCAAACGGCACGGTATTCTTCATATTCGTCGGGCGCAAAGGACTCAATGCCCCATTCCTTGAGCCGTTGTTCCTCAAGCGCAACCAATTCCTGCACGCCATCCTCAACCTGTTCTGCGGGGATAAGAGGCGCAAGAATGCTTTGACCCTCCCAATTGTCATAGATGGTTTCGAGAGCCGTGTGAATGCGTGTCCCTCTCTCCATTTCAGGCGTAGCAGGGACTCTCAAATCCTTGAGGATGACCTTCTGCATCCAAAATTGCCGAGGGCATTTTGAATAGGTCATAAAGGTGGACTTGCTGATTTTGAGCAATTTCCCATCGGTCGGGTCATAGGTGGCGGCTTTCGCCAATTCCTCAACCGTCATTTGCGCAGGGTCGCTCATGCTCATTCCTCTTCTTTTTCTTCGGGAAGCGTGGTCTGCTTGGTTTCGTCAAGCGACTTTTGACAGGCAGGACATTCTTCGGGGATGGGAATGTCGTCAAACATCGGCGTGTTCACATTGAAACCGCAGTGTGCGCAGGTCTTTTGGTGAAGCAAACCACCCTTCTCAAGAAGTCGAATGAGAACCATGTTGCACTTATCCATTTCAGCGAAGAGGACATTCAAGAATTGCATGGACTGCTGAATGTCGTTCTTCATACCCTCCAATTCTTTTTGCACTTCTCGCATCGTCATTTTTCGGCTTTCTCGCACCATGTTATCGCCTCGCTTCGTGTTCATATAAACCTGCCGTCAAAGCCAACCCATGCCCGAAAGACCGTTGAGCGCATTCTCTATGCGCACAATGTCCCAACGCATGACTTCAAAATACGGGCGCACTTTTTCAACGATGAACCGTTCTGCGAGGTGGCGATAACCGACCTGCGCAATACCCTCAATTTCAGATGGGTCGTCAAAGGCGATGTAGTCGCCGTTATCGTTGAGCGTCGAGAGGAAATAGTCGTCTTTGCGATAGCCCTTCCCCAAATGCACATTCGCCCAATGCGCACCAGCACGCACTTCTCCGAGCGTCGTGTATTCGCTCAAGTCCTTGCTTAACTTGGCCTTGATGCACAGGTCGGCAACGGGAACCTCCCTTGCGACAATTCTGCGCACCAAATCCTCCAACGGCGCAACGACCTGTTCCTCGGTTTGCGCAGATAGAATCCCGCCGATGACGGTTTGCATCGCGTTCTTCATCGCATTGGGGAGTCGGGACTGCTTCATCTCGATTCCCTTCACATAGATTTGCGCATCGTGGTGTTCTCCATCAGTCCAGCGCACTTCGCCTGCGTAGCGATTCTTCGCCATCAAGAGGAAGGACTTGCACCACTTCTCAAACTCGGTTTCAATGGGACTCATGTTCTCATTGATTGTGCGCAGTGCTTCAACGCCCTTCTCAGGCGATTCGCACTGAACAAACACCGAGTCGGTGTGTCCGTAAATAGCAGGCATACCCAAAGCCTCGCATTCATCACGCAGACGATAGAGCGTTTGGCGGGAGGTGTAAGTGATTGAGGCGGCAATATCGGGGTGATAGAAACCACACTTGCTATCGCCAGCAACGCCATACATGGAGGCGACGAGCGACTTCGTGGCGTATTGCAGACCGTCATACATTCTGCGCTCGCCATCGCTCGACGCATTCTTCATGCGCTCTTTGTATTCGTTGCGCAGTGAGGTCATTTTGTCCATCTGCCGACCGAGCAGACCCTTCTTCTGCGCAAACCGCACACCGTTCCCGCAGTCCTTGCCCTCTTCGTCAAGGTTCGTCCAGCAAATGTTGTGAAGGTTGATGTTGCTATGATACATGGCTTTGATGTCCATGATGGCGACATTCCGATAAACACCAGCATCAGCCGTTTGAATGTCTGCGCCGGGATAGTCCACCTTCTCAAATTGTGGTTTCGACGGTATGCGCCGTTTGAAGTCGGGGTCGCGCAAGGCGAGGATGGGGAAGAGTCTTGAAACCCACGGAGTCGTGCGTATGTCGCATCCCGTGATGTGCTGAACGGCAGTGAAATAATTGAGAGCGCCCACCATATCGTCAAGGCGGGGCAACAGGCGCACATCCTGTCGTGCGTAGTCAAGGTATGTCCCGAAGTCGCTGAAATAGGTGTTGTGTCCGTCAGCCAATTCAACCTTCGTTTCTCCGAGGCAGTGCGCAGAAACCGCACCAAGTCCCATTGAAGGCAATTGACCGTTCTTGAGCGTCCATAACTTCTTGAAAGCCACCATCAAGTCAATGACATTCGTTCCCACGATAGGTTGCCCCCAATCCTTGAAATCATACCGTATGCGCTTCATGGGAGAGAGCAGGTTCGGTTGAATGTCGTTAGCCTTGAATCGCTTGAACAATTGCTGAATGTCGGCATTGACTACATTCCAGCCCGTGATAATGTCATAGTCCCGTTTGCGCAGAAGGCGAGCAAAGTCGAGAAGCATAGACCGTTCATCTGCGAAGCACTTCATTTTGCGCTCGCCAGCGTGAATCTCCGTCAATCCATCGGGGTGATTTGCGCACTGAATGGTGTCATAATACCCCTGCGCATAGTCGGGATGGGTGAAGAACACATATTCCCCTTCCTCCGAATCGTGGACGACAATGATAGTGATTTGACCCGACTCCATCATCCATTCCATGTCAAAATAGCAGACCCGATGCTCATACATCGGCAGGGTGAAATCGTTCTCAACGAGAACACGGTTCTCATGTGCGATGTTCGCCTCCCATGTGCGCACACCCCTGATTCCCTCCCGCATATCCTCGGTGGTCGAGAATTGAACCTTCAACAATTCCTCGCCGTAAAGACCACGGTATTCTCCGCTTTGTTTGGTGAACGCACGATTGATTTTGAATAGGTCGTCCTTCTGCACAAAGCAGAACGGTTCTGCGCTTAACTTCTGCTCTTTGCGCAAACCTGCCTCATCACGATAGCGCACGATAACTTCGTTGCCCCGGCCACGCTCGACAATCAAAGGGACTTCCCCCAAAATTGGAGGCGACTGCGGCGAATCTGCATACGCACGCTGATAGGCACACCCATTTTGCGCAAATCCGACCACTTCAAACGGCGATAGCCGAGCGAAGAAACAACCTTCTGCAATTGCTCAAGACTTGCGCCCTCCTGCGGATTCAGAAGCGTGATAATGTCGGTTGCGCCGAAGGTTTCCTTGAGAATACCGTTGCGCCATTGAAGCATTTCAGCGTGGATTCCCTGCCCCCTGTAATCCTCATTAACCCAAGTGTTGCCGACCAAATAGACGCATTCTGCGACCTCGACCGCCGTTGTGTATGCCTCAATGTGGTTATGACAATCCACATCCATAAACTTGCAGAAATACATAGCCCGGTTCATCACCCTCGGATAACCCTTCTCGCTCGCATCCTTGAAGCCGTAAGGCCATTCTTCCACATATTCAACCATCAAAGCACGCTGATGTGCGTGAAACACTTTTGTCAAAGGTCTGCTTCCCATGAAGAGAACACACCCCTATGTTGATATAAACCCAACGGTCAAAGTCCTGTCTGCCCTCGGCGGCGAGTCGGGATGCCGTGGACATTCAGCCATCGGTTAATCGTCATCGGGGAAACGGCGCACTGTTCAGCGATGTTCGCCATCGAGCGACGGTTCTCTTCGTATTCTCTGCGCAACCATACCTCGTCGGTGTAGTGCGCCTGCTTTTGCGCAGGGGAAATGGTGATTTCAACCGACAAACCGCCGCCGCAATAAGGGCATTCAGTGATGTGGTTCTCATCGGTGTTGATGTTCAAGGCTTCTGCGCAGATGGGGCAATTTGTTTTCATTTATTTCAATCTCCTGTATCTCTTCAATGGACTTCTCTTTCCTTCTTCGTCGCGTGTTCTATTCGGGCATCGTGCGGATTCAACAATCCCCCACTTCTCGAAGAGGATGAGCAGGTTCGCCGTTGTGCTTGCGCTGACTCGCGTGTAAGCACGCATATAGTGTTCGTTCACAATGTCGGTCATTTGCGGCGCATAGAACCATTCCCCGACCTCCTTATGATACATCAATCCAGCCATCAGCGCAATTTTGCGATTCATTTTTCTGTCGGATAGCGCCTCGCCCATCAAGGCGAGCATATCCACGATTTGCGTTTTGTTCAGGTTGCACACACTTGCGTTTGCGCTATGAACATATTGTGCATCGTGTCGCTTCTCCGACAAATCAACCATTGTTGGCCTCCCTTTGAAAGACGACTGCCTCGTTTGTGCGCAGAACAACGGCAACGCCAGCGCCATACGCCGAGAAGTCGAAGAAAACCAAGTCGCAATTCTCGGACGCAGTGTGCGCAAGAATGTTCTCAAAGCCACCGCCGATGGAGGTTGTGAGCGTCGTTCCTTCGGGAGAGCCACTGTCAAGAACAGTGCGTGTAGCGCCCTTCATTTCATCACCTGCGACCACCTCAAGCGTGCAGTCGGGATTCAGGTTCAGTCGGGTCGCTTCAATCATCTGCCCGTTGATTGAACCACTGCGCATAGCGTCGAGCAAGTCCTTCGTGCGAACAGTGGCGACCACGCCATCAATTGAAGTGCCGTCCTGCATGGTGTAGTGATTCAATTCAATGTTGCACAGGGACTTCGTGAACCGTGCCTCGGAATCGGCAGACCATTCGCCAACGGTCTTATTCGTGTGCGGGAATGCCTTCGCTCTCCCGTCGCTTGCGAGGGTCGTGCGCTTGCTTCCCGATTTTAGCGTGATTTTGCCGTCTGCGTATGAAATGTCAATGTCCGAGCCGTGCGCAGAAAGTGCGCCGATGAGCAGGTCAATGTTCGCAACGGTGATGTCCCCAAGAAAGGATTCGTCGTCGGTCGTGGGAACAGTGAATAGGCCAATGCTCGAAACGCCATCACGCACGATTGAAGTCGTGCTTAGATAAAAGCCCTGTCCTTGAAGAACCGCCGAGGAAACCTGCGATAACTTCTTCCCACCGACAACGGCTTCCCGCTTCGTCATTTTCAGCAAGGCCAACAAATCAGACTTCTTCATCCTCGTCATGTTTTTCACCACCCACTGTTGTCAATATAAACCTGTCGCCCTGCAATCGAAGCATCTTCTCAAGCGTCTTTGCGCACTGTTTGCATTCCCGTCCGACTTCGCTTTCGGGGATGCGCTGATGTGCGCCGATTGACGGGAAGCCACGGCACAGAACATAGGACAAACGCCCGTTCTGCGCACATTCGACTGCGTAGTGCGCACGCTCACTGCGATTGCTCGCAAGGACGACGCGCTTAACGACCTTTCTCATTCGGAAGCACCCTTCATTTCATGGATTGCACGCAGAAGGTCAAGCACACTGATATTTTCAGGGTGTTTTTGAAAGCCGTCTGCGACAATAGCGAGAATGTGTTGCTCGGTTTTGCTCAAATCCTTCGCATCGTGGTATTGCGCAGGGACTCCGTGCGCCCAAAAGGAGAAGCCTTCGGCCACCAAATCACCACTTCAAGAAAGGCAGACCCGTCCAATTCACTTCGCCATCCTTGACGGAGAGAACATCGTGCGTCGTGCCGAGGTGTTCTTGATTGAAGCCCTTCATCTCTTCGATAGAGCAACGGATGACCCATTCGTTGTCGGAGAGCGTTTTGTCTGCCTTCACACCTGCGGCGATGTCGCCTTTCTTGGTGTATCGGGTTAGCCACAATTGCTGGCTGAACAGGCGCATAGTGCCTTTTTCCCATTCAGGGACTTCGCCAACCTTCATCAAGCCCTTCTGTCCGTTGCCGATGTCTGCGAATTGCTTCACATCCTTGAGGTGGAAGGTGTAAAAGACGGCATCAACCGGCAATTGGTGCGCACGGTTCATCACATCACGGAACAATTGGTTGCGAATGCGCCATTCCTGCTGGTTGAATCGGTCGCCGTCCTCGACATTGATTGGATTCTTGCTTCGGTTCATCAGCACATCGGTCATGGCGTGTTCACACCACTTGAGGAAGGTTGAGCAACCGTCCATAATGACTGCGCCGACTTCACCATCCCTGCACTTCTGCGCAACGAGGCTGATGAAGTGTCCCATTTTGTCAATGAGCGCAGTGTAGTTCGTGGAGTTATCGTCATTGAAAATCGTGTCGTCCAATTCGTCATAGAGCGGGATGATGTGAATGTTCTCATCGTCGCCATAATTGGCGGCAACCGTCTGCACTGCGGAGTTATCCACATCAAAAATGATGATGGCCTTTTCTGCGCCGATGTGTTGGCGAGCAATCGAAATCGCCGTGCCTGTCTTGGCGGTGTTCTCCTTGCCGACGAGAGCCATGCGGATAGACTGCGTGCGGGAACGCTTGCGCTCAAACAATTGAGCGTAGTGCGCCTTCAAGTCCTTCTCAGGAGGTTTGTCGGTCTGCGCATTGTCCTGCGCAGAAGTGGCCTTCGCCTTTGCGTTTGCCCATGCGTTAGCCATGTTCACCAACCACCTTCTTCTGCGCCTTCTTCAAGCACGACTTCCTCGACGGCGACGGCTTCAATGGACTCCATGACCCACCATCCGTTCACACCGAGGCGTGGGAGTTCAGTCGTTTTGTCAATCCATGCGCCACCAACGGCAAGCACGATTGAGCCAACGGAGAAGTCCACCTTTGCGTCCTCTTCACGGGAAACCCACAAATCCATAGGGGGAATCGGAGAGGTGATGTCAAGGTCTGCGAGGGTGATGACATAACCACCGCCTTCACGGGGGTCAATGTGCGCAACCTCAAGAGGCACTGCGCATTGAGCATCCCACTTCTCCTTATCGGAGAGAGAGCCGAGCCATGTTTCAAGGTCGCCCATGCCCGTGAGCAAGGCAACATCGGTCAGGTCTGCGAGCAAGCCCTTGCCGTCCGAGTCGAGAGGGGGCGCAGGGAAAATGTTCACCACTTCCGAGTCTGCCGTGAAAACGGAAACGCCCGACTTTGCGTATGCGGTATCACCGTTGCGTCCCAATTTTGCAGGGATGCGACCGGGGATGAAGGTCGGGTGCTGAATGCTTGCGTCCTCGCCCGTGAAACGGATGCGGATTGTGCGCAGGTTTTTGTTGTCCTTTGAGCGACCCAAAAAGACGCAATCACGCATTGGTTCGGACTGCGCTTTGTAGCGACCGTAGCGGAAGTTAGCGCCGCCCGAAGGCCAAGTGGGTGCGGATTTGTCGGCAATCAAAACGAAGTGTCCCGTGCCGTCCTCCAAGTCCATAGCCGCTTTCGGCAGGTCGGTCATGTGCTTCTCGTCGGAAACCACTTCAAAGGGGCGTTTGTTCTCAAGCGAGGAATTGTGAATGTAGCGGAAGCCGCCGTTCACATCGTCATTCAAGAACAGTGCGCACACGCCTTGCGCAACCATCGCAGTGCGTGCTTCTTCATCGAGGCCACGAAGGGTATTCTTCATGTTGGCGTATTGCCGTGCGCTGATGTCCTTCGTGCGAGGCACGCTGATGAACATTCCTTCAAGGTTCTCGCAACCGCTTCGTGCAAGTCGTTGTGCAACCACACGCAATTCAGCCGCCGCCATGCGCAAAGCCTTCATCTCGATGTCGTTCTGCTCAAGACCCATCGCCTTGAAATTGGCTTCGTTTGCCGCAAGGACTTCTTCGTGCTTGGCCTGCAATTGAGGCACTTCGCATCCGACATTCTTTGCGACTCTTTCCATAATTGTGTTATCAACCATCATTTCACTTCCGTTGTATTCTGCCCTATGCCTGTTGTTCATATAAACCCAACGGAGAGCATTCGGGCGTAGTCCCAACGGACTATGCTTTCGTCCACCCCGTTCACCAAATCCCGTTCACTGATGATGGATGCTTCGACTACACGCTGAATCATGGCTGGCGTTGCTTCGCTCTCAACGGCGAAGTCAAACACCTCTCGCACGATACGGCGCATATTCTGCGCACCCGTCATTTTCACGGCTTCGGCAACGGCCTTTTCCTTTGTTGTCAAGGTCAAGAACCGTCGAGCATTGAACCCTTCGTTCAAGCGCAAAAGAAAACGCTCGGCTTCCGCAGGCTCAAGGCAGGATATTGATTGAAGCGCACCCAATGCGTTGCGCAGGTCGCCACGATGGGCGATGGCGATAGTGGATAACTCCGTCCTGTCAAACGCAAGCCCCTCGGCTTCTGCGATTTGCTCAAGTCGGTTCACCATGTCGTCTTGACTGTGCGCAGAAAATGTGCGCACTTGACAACGGGACTGCAACCACGGCGACACTTTGCTCAGGTCGTTGCAGGTGAGAATGAAATAGCAGGTGGCGTTCTCAATCACGCCTTTGAGCGCATCCTGCGCTTGAATGGTGAGGCGGTCTGCTTCGTCAAGAAGGATGATGATTTCATCGTTGCCGCAATTGGCGAGGAACACAATGTCCTCTTCAATAAACTCGATTCCCCGTGTGCGCTTGGACGACGCATTGAATGTGTGCATGGTGTAGCCCCGTGCCTGCGCAATAATGTTTGCGAGGGTTGTCTTGCCTGTCCCGGCTTCGGGGGAATAGAAAATGAAGTGTTGCATTGGCGCACCACCTTCGCAGATGGCTCGCATTTCATCAATGATATGCTCTTGCCCGATGAAATCACCGAGGGTTTGCGGTCTGTGCTTCTCCCACCAAATCAATACAATTCCCTCCCCGAATCAAAGTCCTTCCATGTGAACATCTCTTTTGCGCAGGCTCGACATAGATAGCGAGAGCCGAAGTCGCACCCAAGCAATTCGACGCTAACCGTAGCAACGATTTTTCGGCGGTTCTTGCAGGACATACAGACCCCGATGCCTCCACGACTCATTCTTCAACCCCCATAATCAATTCGGTTATGAATCTGCGCAGACCCTTGAATGTCCCTTGAACGGAAAGTCCCGAAGTGTTAATGCGCAAACATCGGTGCGCATATTCTCGCTCGGTGTCCGTGATTCGGTTCATGGCCGTTTCGGAGAAGTGCGCAAGTCGTTCTTCGGTTGCGCCACGCTCGATGAGCGTTTCACGGGATGCGTCAAGACGGATGAATACGCCGCCATTCTCAAGAATCCAGCGTGCTTCGTTCTCATGGCGCACATCATCAATGATGAGAAGTGTTGAATTGTTCCCGTAGTCGGGGTTATCCTCCGCCAATGCGTGAACCCAATAGTCGGTGTCAATGAGCATACGCTTTGCCTGACCCACCGCTTGAAGCACGGGACGCATAGACTCTTTGTTATAGTCCTCATACACATCCCAAATGTAGCGAGCGCCTTCCTTTCCGTGAAGCGGGAACATCATTTCTGCGCATTCTTGGCGGAGTCGGTTCGCAAATGAAGCGATGCGCACATGAGAAAAGTCGTTTTCATAGTGGGCTTCGATGAGCCGAGCCAATTCGCTCTTTCCTGTGCGCATTCGTCCGTGTATTCCGATAATCAAAGGTTCCCCTCCATTCTTACATCAACGCACTTCATGCCCTTCAAGCAGTCGGTGCATCCGAGAGCGCCGTGCGAATGACAATAGCAAACGCACCGTGAACCATAGAGGCAGGTCGGGGAGTCCGATGTGCGCATAGCATCCGTTTTCTTGAAAGTCATTCAGTCCCTCTCCCAACGCATTCTGCGCATTTCAGCGACGAGGAAAGCGACTTCCTCCTGACAGTCCGTGCAACACAAAGCCAAATCATCACTGCTCTCGCAGTCTTTGCCCTGCTCGCAGATGAGGCATTCAGTGCCGTCGCCCATTTTGCTCAAGCCTTCACCCCCACTGCAAACGGGATTTGTCGTGCGCACATGACGCAGGTGATAGTGAGTCGGTTCCCCGACGCTCGACTTTCAAATCCGACATTGAATTGCATACCGCCGCACGAAGGGCAGGGAATGGTTTTCATCGTTCTTCCTCCACGATGTAGTCGCCGTCATCGCTGATTGTGAAATCAAGAGCGCAGTCAAAGCAATAGAGAACCTTTTGATTGAAGTTATGCGGTGATTGCGCCACCTTCGTCTTGCACAAACAACAGACAACGGGGAACAACATCAAACATCACCCCACATGGCTTCGTGCGTGCAACGAGAACACGCCCTCTCATGGCGCACCACGATAATGTTCTGTTCGCACAACGGGCAAAGGGTCAAACCACGCTGGCGCAGTCCGATTTTGGCGAGGATGATGCCGATGCGACGAATCATTCGCACACCATCTCCCAACAATACACGCACATAGAGCCGAGCATTTTGATGCCCGACTTATGACAAACGACGCAAGGCTTCAAAACAACACACCTCGCTCGACTTGCTTCTTGGTGATACCTGCGACCTTTGCCGCCGAGAATCCATTCGGGAAGCATTCGGGGCAGGTCTTGAGAGCCATAGCCTGTTCATCGGTCATGTTCGGGTGGTTTTCCTTCGGCGCACCGCACGCATAGGTGGGGTTTGCGAAGTCATAGACCAACGCCGATTTGTGGAGAAGTGGTTTCGCCATGACACGACTTAACCGTGGTGTCCTCTTAAACCCCACGGCGGGAACATGGGAGGCATATAGACCATCCCTCCTTCATCAGCCGCATTTGCTTGCACTGCTCGCACCGCACGCTCTTTGCCTTATCGGCGTTGCTCATGCTTGAATAGGGAAGGGTGTAGCGCAAATCCTCTTCGCTTTGAATCAATTCCCTGTCAATGTCGAACACCATGTTCTTCACGACACTTCCGTTGGATAACTCAACCTTCTCATGGCCGCACGATACAATCTGCGCATTTTTGCTGATGATGGCGGCGAGGCTGGATTCCGAAGGGACTTCACGGAACAAACCCATTTCATGCAGTCGCTCGGCAACCGCCGCACGGGTCATTTTGCCTTCGTGAAAGAGAATCTCGGCAACGGTTCTGCGCAACCTGCCGTTGTTGCGAGCCATTGGTTGATGTGCGCATAGGAAGGTATATCAATTATCGCCCATCGCCGCCCACACCTGCGGCGGCATTTCGTCTTGACGCAGAAAAACCGCAGTGTTTTCTTGAGGTTGAGGGTTGAACATCAGAAGGCGCAGAAAGAGGACGATGTGAAGAAAGCACATCTGATAGCAGAACAATTCATAGAGGTTCAAAGCCACCCGTCCTCGTTCTTCTGCACACGCTTCTTCACGCCCTTCGGCAGTGCTTCCTTTGCATTTATGCGCACATCGTTTGCGGTTTCGGTATCGGTGCGCACAATCCGTTCCCAATACAGGTCTGTATCGCGAACACCGAAGGGCAATTCGATTTCATCAGTGTTCTTCTTCTTCGGCCACGCCATGCGGTGAACAGGTTTGTGCGCATAAGCAATCATGGCCTGCTGAAACACTTCGGGCGTGTGGGTGAAAGCCTGCGCAAGTCTGCGCCACAGGAGAATGTCTTTGTTGTTCTCTCGGAGGAACGCCAGCATCAACGGAACGGGAACGGTTGCGCATTCAGTGAAGGCGAGCCTCCTGTTGCGCACACGCATGGTCGTTTCGATTGCCCGTTTGTGGTCGTTCTTCTTGAACACACCATCAATGATAACTGCGTCGTTCTTCTTCATCTTCGGAGGTTGCTCGCACACCCAAACCATGCGGTATGCGATGTGAGGCAACCAAGCGAGGCATTCCTTCGCAGTCGGCTTGCGCTTATGAACAATGACAGTCAAGCCTTCGACATTCGGCGCACACAAAACCGATGAACCTTCAACATATTCACCGACTCGGTATTTTTGCGCATCATGCGTGAAAATGAGAACGCCCATCGTCCCATTCCCCCTGAACGCGACTGTATTCCTTAACGCCGTTGCGCTTTCGTTCAAGCAGTGCGCCACGGCCAGCGAGAACCTTCAACGCCTTCGCCACCGCATAAACATTCATGCTCATGTGAGATTGAGGAAGTGCCTCGGTTGCTTTGGGAAGGATTGAATCTGCGCAGAACCATTCATGCTCGTCAAATCCAGCAACGGCCTTCTCGACGGCGACTTTGCGGTATGCTTTGCTCATTCAGTCCATCCTCCGAATGCAAAGAAGCGCATAGCCTGCGCTCATGTAGCCCTGCGCAAAGAACAGTGTTTCGGCAGGCGAACCCGTGAAGAAGAAGGTGTGCATGGTCGGGTCGGCACTTAGCCGATTCTCAAAGTCCAATTCCCACCTCATTGTGAATCACCTTTGCATTCAGCGACGAATCCCTCAATGCGCATGACGCGCTCGGAGTCAAGACTCCAAAGGAAGTGCAGGGGATTGTGCTTGAACAAATCCCACTTGCCCATGAGGTATGTGTTTTCCGCATCGGGAAAGAAAAGGTCGGCAAAGTCCATCAGGTTAAGACGGTTCAGGTATTTCAAATCATCAAGGGTTTGAAGGATGCTCATTCAACCGCCTCCCAATCACCGATATACAGGATGATGTTCTCGTTCTCATGCGTGAACGCACGGATATATCCACGCCCAATGATTTCATCGGTTGGCGAAAAGCGCAGTGTAGCGCCCTCTAACAAATGCTCGACATAATTCGGTGAATTGTCCTCATCGCAGAAAACAACGCTCGTCATGTTCGCCTTCACTGCCCATCGTTTAATCGTCATCGGGGTTTTCCTCCTTGTGCATTGACATAAACGGGTCGTTCATATAAACCCAACGGTGAAACCTCTTAAATTGGTGTTCTGATAGACCCCACATTCGGCGCACCACAACGCCTTGAACCTGATAACGCCCACTGAACCAGCGCAGACCTTCCACGGTGTCAATCGTCGCAATCAACCCGTCATCGAACATACGCCGAGCCATGCCGGGAAACTCCGTTTCGGGAATCGGGCGAGCAATCAATTGGTTGAAGTGCGCACGCCACTGCACAGGTTCGCCTGCGCTCATTCAATGTCCTCCCATTCTGCGTCAATCACGGTCGTCGGTGCTTTCAGTGCGGATAGGCGCATTTCAACCTGTCCGAGAAGTCGTGGTTCGTTGCGCAGAACATCAACGAGGATGCCCATAACCGCATTCACATTCTGTTGCGCAAGAAGGATTTGGGAATCAACGCCAATCTCTTTCTTGAGCGTGCCTATCAATTTAATGTTCGTGTTCGCTTGCGCAACGAGTCGTGTAGCAGTGCCGAGCCATTCTGCGTCAATCCCGCTAATGTCCTTCTCGCTCTCCCATTCGTCAAGCCAACGCTGGATTCGTGCGAAAACCTGATTCGCCATGTCAAGCGTCGTGATGGCCTCGCTTCGTGCCTGTTCAACGGCCTCCGCTTCTTCGGGGTCATAGTCCATGTGGTCGCTCATGTGTTCCTCGACAATACCCGCTTCCCAATTGTGCTTTGCCTCAAGGTATGCAGGGCTAATGTTCCCACAGTGGATTTGAACCTCCAAGTCTTTGCGCCCTCGGTGGTTGCACATGGGGCATTCGGGTGATTCAAGAACCCATCGCAGTGCTTTGACTACGGTTGGGTCGTTTTCGTGCGCAAGCCTTTGTTCAATCAACCATTTGCTTTTCATATTCAACCCCCCATGCGTGCGCTTTGTATGCTTGCCCGTCCCGACCGTAAGAGACACCCTCCATATCAAAGCATCGGAAACGGCCATCGCGGGACAATTTTTGCGCCGCACTTCCAACATTCGGCGGAAGTGTGTTCTTCATGCGCTCTCCGCTTACAGTGTAGCCGATGTTTTCAAACAACCACTGCGCAGTGCGCACATCGCCCGTGTCCCGCAGATATTCATAGCATTTGTCGAGCCAGCGTTTGTATCGGTATCTTCTCTTTGGGTTGGGCATCATTCATCACCTCTCTTGCGCAGACGGAAGCAGGTTATGCGTCCACCGTATTCAATGCGTTCAAATCGAGGGTCGTCCGTCAAGCGCACCTTTGCGCTTTTTCGTTCAGGGAATTGGCGACTGTTCATCCGTGTTCCTTTCGTGGTCGTCAAGCCGTTGAGAATGTCGTCAATGTTGGCTTCGCCCTTCTGCGCAAGGTATCGTGCGCAAGCGTCAAGGAATCGTGTATGCTTCGCCACGCTCACACCTCTTCAAATCCGAATCTGCACATAACGCCACGGCGACCCCGACCATCACGCTTAGGGATGTATTCGGTGAACCACGGCTGATTGAGCAGGTAGTCCTCCATCCATCGCTTCGCTGATTGATAGTCGTTGTTGCAGACTAAGCGTGCTATGTCTTTGAGCAGTGTTGAGCGCGGCACATCCTTCTCCCAAAAGGTCGTGCGAATCAAGCGAATGTCCTCGTCCATGACATTTCTGCGCATTTTGAGCGACGATTCGAGGATTGAGCGCAGTCGGTCGTCCAAATTAACCATGAGCAATTCCTTATCCTTCCAATCGCCGTTCATCATCGCATAGCCGATGGCGAGCCTTCGGAACAGGTCGCTCTCAAATGAGCGCACAGACTCTTGAAGCGTCCATTCCTCAAAGTCCTCGCCAAAGACAACACCTTGAGGTCGCTTCTCCATGACTTTGCGCTGGCGGTCAATGAACCAATGGCGCAGTGCGATGGCTTCCTCGGCCAATTCAACCCGTTCTTGGGGCGTGAGGCTGGCCTGCGCATTCTGCGCTTTCTTATAGAGCAATTCCTTTTCGGGCGACATTTCAATGTCAATGATGAAGAAGCGACGGTCAAGACCCGACTCCAATTCAAAGCGAGCAGGTTGCGTTCCCGCCCACATCGTTAGGCGTGTGTTGTAGCGCACCCACCCACTGCGCATGGCTTTGTTCACACGGCCACTGTCGAGCGAGGTGAGCATTTGATTCTTCATGTCAATGCTATGGTCTTTCTTGCCTGCGTCGGACATGGCGCTGAACTCTTCAAAGCACAGGAATCCGCCGCACAAATCGCGTGCGAGGGGGCGACCCATCACTTGCCCTTCTTCGTTCACCGAGCCGAACATACCTGCTTCGGTGATGGAGTTAGCGCCAATCATCGTGCGAAACCCAACACCCCCAAACGCTTCGTTGTTCCATAGCAGACCCGTATTTTCTGCGCAGAACAAATCAATGAGAACATTCTTCCCCGAACCCTTTGCGCCACGCATCAGGATGTTAATGCGTGTGTCGGCAAGGCGGGATGCTGGCGTGTAAATCGGGATTGAGTCATGGCGCAGTGGGCAGTCCTCAATCACAAACGAACCTTCGGGCGCAGTCATTGGGTCAAAGTCGCACATTGAGCATTTGTTCACGGCGTTGAACAGGTGTGCGCCAATCGAGCAGATGAAAATAGGCACTTTGTCCTCCACATCAACCAAGTGGTTTTTGTCGCAGAAGGTTTGCAGTCGCGTGAATATGTCCGTCATCTGACACACCTCCGCACGGGATAGGGTATTTTCTCCTTCTTAACGCCGCCACAAAGCAAGCACCTGAAAGTGATTTCAGCACGATGGGTTTTCATGCCGAATCGGTCTTGATGTGTGTTGTTGGCTACGCCCTGCGCTTGAAACTTGCAGGCGTGAATGCCGCCACAATTCGAGCATGGCGCGTCGTCGTCGTTCTCATCCCAAAGCCCACAGTGTTCACATTCCCTCATTGATACATCCCTCCGCTTCCTCGGTCAATCGTCTTTTCATGCGAACCCATCAATTCCTTGACTCGCTCTATGGCTTCCGATGAAATCCCGTTATATGAATCCTCCGCCATTTTCGCGGTTTCTTGGGGGATTGAGAAGCCGCTCTCCCTGAGCAGGTCGCACATCGTTTCAAAGTCGGCGGGGTCAATGGTGATTGCTTCCCTTGAGGTGGCCGTCGCCGTTTCGCTCGGCATGATGAAAATGCTTGAAGGCTCATCGGACATGAGCGTGAACAGGTGCGCAGGCAACCAACCCCATATTGACTGCAAGGATTGGGGGGCTTCATCCGTTCCCATTTTGCGTGCGTCCACACGCATAGCGGGGAAGTCAGGCGGCGTTGTGTCGAACAAGCGGTTGAGCGCATAGGTCGTGAGGATGCCGAAGTGTGCCGCCCATTTGAAATAAGCCGCTATGTCCCGTGCTGGCGGATAATTGAACAACCATTCGTTGCGTTGCGCACTATGCGCATGGGATATGACGGGCAGTGCGTTCACGCACACGAACAAAGTCAGACCCTTCCGAAAAATCGGCCACATCGTCGTCGTTTCATCAAGGGTTCGGTGTGGTTCAACGAGCGCGTGTTTTGAGGTGATGTAGCCCACGGGTTCTTCGCCCATGACTGCGCTCGCAACGAGCATTTGAGGAAGTGATGATGCGCCCTCCGTATTGACGAGAAGCACATGGGTTATCTCGGACAGGATGCTCTCATCAACATAGAAGTCCGTTTCGTTGAGAGTCGTTAAGCCCCACGCCATGATAACCCCTATACCCTTCGTCCATATCAACCCTTTCTTTCCGTAGCGTTGAAAGAATTGAGAAAAAATAAAACAAAGCACTGCGGCGCATTAGCGTGAAATCTTTTTTCTTTCATAGGATGCTGAAAAAGAAAGAGGCTCTTAATTTCAAAATCCCTTTAACGCAATAAACAATAAACAAAAATGGCGAGCAGTGCGCCGTTTTTTTCTTTCACAATTCCTTCAGACCCGTTGAAAGAATGGGGGTGTCAAGGTCGCAAAACGCCTGAATCGCCCGTTGTCGTTCTATCATGTCCCGTTCCTTGAAGGTCATCCCTCCACCCGTGCGGTCGTCGCCAAGAAACGGTTCAGGCACAAAACCGCTTTCGTGCATATCCGCGATGCGTCTTTCGATTTCATCAATAATTCTGTGGGGGTCATCGCGCTTAACCGTAGCGTGTGGGCGCAGGTCAAGCCCACCACCCACTGCGCAGACCACACTTGAAATGAGCGTCGGCTCTTTGAACGAGAAGGAAGGCGTGTCATTGAGGTTCATGGCGACGACGATGTGCGGATAATCCCCGAACACCAGCGCAGGCGCGAGAACCTCGCCGTTTTTGCCCCTGTAAGGCGCTCTAATCGCCCATGTTGCGCCGAGGTGGGCGGGTGTAGCGGGAGGGGATTTCATGGCCGTGTGAGCGACGACAGTGCGCATTTTCAAACCGACGAACATCGCGTCCGAATTGGGTTCCCTCATGCGCACGGAATCGCAAGAGAAAATGAGGAAGTCAAACGCGCTTTCGCGAAGGAAGGCTTGGAGGTCGTGCGCAAACGACGGTTCGCCTTCAAGCATGAACCCGCCCTTCATCCCCTCCTTGAGCGCGTTGCGTGGGAGTCCCGGCTGAATCGCGTCAATGAGCGCAAAGACTTCGGCCAGCCCATCAACGATGATTTGATGCTCGCCAGCCTTGAGGACTGCGCACGGCTGAAACATTCGGCGCTTTGCGCCCCTGCGCCAGCCGAAGAACCGCTCGACGGTGATTTGGTCGGTCGGTGCGATTATCCATTCTGCGCAGTGCCGAAACGCCTGCCTGTGCATGGCGTAGCAAGTGCGCGATGTTCATTTAAACCGTGGGTCTGCGCTCTCAACGATGCGCCGATATTTCACGATGTCCTCTTCGGCGGTAAGCGTAGCGGTGGCCGCACTTCGAGCAGTGCGCTCGCACGCTGGCGTTATGCTTTTTGCGCACAATGTTCATAGGAACGGAATCCATTCGATTAGAGCAGACCGGGCAGAACATCCTCAAATCGGTTCGCCCCCGCAATACGCAAAGCATGAAGCGCAAATGCGCTCTTTCTTGAATCGCTTCGGCGCATTGACGATTTCAGCATAGGGCAATTCGTCCTCGCACCATGCACATGAAGGCACGAACCAAGAAGGCGGTGTGCGCTTCGTCCATTCTGCGAAGCGTGCTTTGTCCCGATTGTAAAACGCACGGTATGCTTGAACGCTGGTGAGGTTGTCGCTCAACAGGTCAAGGTTGCGCCCTTTCGATTGGTTGAGCGCACGGGGGAACGGTGTTTGGCTTCCTCTCGGTATGAAGTCAGACCAAGCGACCTGATGATAAAGGTGCATGATTTGCTTTGCGCTGGCGTGTTCTTTGCCGAAGGTTTCTTCGTATATCACGCAGATTTCTTGAGCGTGTTTGATTGCCCAAACGAAATTGCTGAGATTTTCCTGCGTCCAAAGCACAACGGGATGATGCGGATAGCCACCCTTATGCGGCGTTCCGTTGGCGGTTAGCGGCATTTTGCTGGCTGGTGCGCCTCGATTGAGCAACGCTTGAACGATGATTTGAACCTGTTCTTTTGCTTGACTGCGCAGGTGCTTATCGCAAAGGTTGCGAGCGCACACGATGGCGCAGTCATCAGTGAAGAAGGTGTTCACCATGCGCACACCTCATGCGTCCGTGCAGGTGTCGCAGTCGCAATCACCTGCGCTTGCGTCGTGGTCGCAGTCCGTGCAAATGTCAAAGTCGGCAAGTGCGCCGCAGGCTTCGCAGGCTCGGCAGTCGCAATCCTCTTTTTTCTCGTCGCATTCGTTGCAGATTTCTGCGCAGTCAATCCAGCGCAGAATAACGGCATCGCCGTCTGCGGCTTGGAACTCTTCGACTTCGCCGCCGCAGGTGGTGCATTCGCCTGATACCTCAAAG